CATGCGTGTATGCATGGGGACCCATTGGAATACTTGTACTAGATTTTGCTTCTGGCTCTGATTAGAGCCAAAGACTTTTTCAGAGCTCGATTTAGACTTGAAGTATAAATTACAAGCCTACGTGACTTGTGACTTCAACGATTGAGTATAAATCTTAAGCCTGCGGACTTAGGACTTAATGAGTTGGCAAGATTTAACAACGAGTTTTCTACACAGGATGTTATCGCCTGTATTTCTACAATAGACAACAAAACCTGTAGCGGCATACTATATGAACATATGGATGTTATATAGTTTGTTACACTGCTCCACTATTTTAAGCAGCATATCTTAGCGTAGATATGATCAAAATGACAGTATGAATCGGAGGGATTCGAATCTGTAACTATGAATGAATCATAGTAATAATAGTGATTAGGAAAAATCGTCAGATTCCAATTATACACACTAGTACTGTGTGTAATGTGGAAAGACAAACGCGTGACAAATCTAACTTGACTACGTTGTACGCGGACATTCTTGGGGAGTCCATCCCGGATTAAAACCCGGGCCCTATAGGAGTGATTCGATAGACGAATGTTAAGAACAAGATTTGTAACCTAGTTATGCATAAGCTTCTACTTGCCGGTAGAAGTACCCTGCTAGGCGGCACTCACTCGTAGTAGCGTTATGCTACGAGATTAAATGAGATAGCTATTCTCCAAAACCTTGAAATACTAGGTAGCGGATAAAGAAAGGCAACAAAATAGTACGCGAGACTAACACGGTAACCCCGTGATCGCGCCTTATAGCGTTGAAATTACAAACTTGGACAATGAGTTGTTTGACTCAGATTTTCAAATTCAAGAAATTGAAGATGAAACAGAACAACCTTGTGCTTCTGCAAATAGCGCACAGGGGGCATTTGACTTGCCTAAAGTCATAATTGAGAAAAGCCATGAATTTGGCAAGATCAGGAACAGTCTCGTTCCGACACTTCCAACTTATGATGGTTGTGTCAGACCCGTTGATACTAGAGATACTGAATGGAAGGTGATAAAGCCTCGTCCCATCAGGAGTATTAACAACAAACGTTGTCCTGAGACCCCGTCTATGGACACACAAAATGAAGACATTGATTTGTTTCCAGTGAAAGTGAAGAGCAATAATAAGAGACACAACGTAAAGGAAACTAAACGGCGTGACTATTGTGTTCGTCAAGCAAAGAAGAAACCAGCTAATCCTGAAGCAGAGAAAACCGATTTAGGCGATCTCTTTCAATATATGGCTGATTTTAAAGCTTCGTCACCACTTGTGAAAGAGACAACAGATGATACATGGATTAGTATTGCGGAAGATGCGATATTTTTGATTCATAATTTGTATAGTGCTCAATCACCAACAGCGGTTGGCATGGCTTTCATGCAATATGCGAAGACTTTTTGCTCAGGAAGTTTGCTGGTTAATTTCATGGAGATTGTGGATTCGACATCCGTCTCACGAGAAAAGACAAATCAAGCTCGTCCAGAGTCCTTTGCGGAGGATTGGAAGAGCATCCGGACCAATGATATGTGGCGCGACATGTCCAAGATCGCAGCTGCTGTCTTTTCCATGCGAGCATGCCACGAGTATGGAAAAATTTGGTCCGTTGAGGGATTCAACATGATGTATTCAGAAGTTGTCAAAGCTGGATATGGTTTCGACCTAGTCGATACAATTATTAGAGTCCTTGCCTGGGTATGGGAGATTGGATGGGAGATCGTTTCTACACGATCTCTTCGTCCGTTACTCTTCAACAATATTGCCCTGGCCCGCTTGGAGAGCGAGTATATCTCCATCATGTCGCTCGCACCTAAGGTTGTTACTGGCGACGTTCCAGATGAAGAAGCTTATGAACTTCGTGTTCATGCTTGTGTTAGTAATCTCGATCGTCTAAAGAAACAATCGGCCGGTCCGCCTAAATTATGGATCGATCAACGGTTGCTTGCAATGGCCTCCATTTTGACTGACATTTTCAACAGAAAGAAGTCATCTGAATTAAGATTGCTTCCAGTTGGCTTGCACATATCAGGTGAGACGAGTCGTGGCAAATCGACGCTTGCTAAGATCTTGATGCGCTATGTGTTGAGTGCAATGAACACTGTCATGCCGAAGGAGAGGCAGCGACCATGGGACCCAATTAAGGTGATCACTTTGAATCTTGACGACAAACACCAAAATACCATGCGGAATGATGTCACTGGGATACATTGCGATGACGTAGGACAAATGAAAGCTGAACATGCGGTTCAGGCCTTTACCAATGTTCTCATCCAGATGTTTAACAATGTCCCAGCCCAAGTCATCAAGGCCGAGCTGATGGCTAAGGGCATGGTGTTTTGGAACTTCTGGTGTGGTATCATCACGTCAAATCTTGAAGATTTCGATGCAGGTGCATATTCAAACGCTCCTGAAGCAGTTTTGAGGAGGTTTATTCACATCAGATGTGAAGTCAAGAAGGAATTTCAAGGCCTTGGAGGGATTTTGAATACAGACCATCCACGGATTTTGGCGTCAGATGATCCATGTTTAGATGTTTGGACGTTGACAGTTCAAAAGTGTGTGCCAAAGAAAGACAGAGCCGGTGATACCCATCCATCATTTGAGACGATCGTTCACAACGATCTTCTTCTTGAAAATGTGGGTTTCAATCCTGTTTGTAAGGCTGTTATTGATTTGGCCAAGATACACACGCGGAAACAGCTCACGTTGCTGGAAAAGGACACGAGATTGTCCAAGACGGCAACGTGTAGACATTGTTGTATGTTTCCCACTATGTGTGATTGTGAGGAATTTGAACCTGTTAGAATGGCTGATCATGTCGAACGAGCGCTTGAGATGGAACGGGCGAGAGATGCGGCCAATGCGGCCAACCCTGAGGCTTTGGAAGATCAGATTTTTGACGTTGTCGTTGGTGGTGTCAAGAAGGGTATATGGAATTCAATATCAGGATTTCTCAATCCCCTTGATCGACTTAACAATTTATTGGGTTTTATGCCAATGAAAGCTCTAGCCACGAGGAAACTTGCCGATGTGATAACTGAAGAGATCAATTCTGTCGCTGTACCGGTGTTCATTTCGATAATACCGTCTTTCATATACGACAGTCGGATTGCCAAGAGGGCCACTGATACATTGCTGTATTCTTCAGCGAATTATGACATGAGGTACCACATGAAAGGATATATGTACAGTTCTATGCTGTATAAAGCATTCATATCATATGGATATTTTGCCTCAACATCTTGGTTCGTTAAGTGCAGTAATTTCTTCGGCAGTCGCATAGCCTTACCTTCATTGCTACCGGATGCAGCACCATATTGGGTTTACATGGCCGCTTTGCTTGCTGTCGATGGCGTTGTGTTGACCGTGTTTTGGGAGTGGCATAAGGAACGCATTAAACAAATCAAAGAGATGTATTTGGCGAGAAGAGACGCTCTCCCCGATTATGCAAAGACCATACGTGATAGCCCGACGGGAACACGTGTTGGTGTTGCATTGGTGATAGCGGCCTTTGTAGCTGGCATTAAATTGATAAATCGTCGACGAGTGGCAGAAATTACTGAAGCAACACCAGAGTCAGATGGATTGACACCTGAAAAGATGAAGAAGAAGAATGGATGGTTGGATTCCATACCGTTTTTTCCGAGATTCACCCCGCCCACAGTTGCAAATGGTTCAGATACATTATCAGCAGTTGAAAAGCTGGTAGAGACAAATTTAGCATTTGTGACACTGAAGTTTGAGGGAACCAAAGACAGATCGAGCAATGCCTTCTTCGTGAGATCGCGAACCGTGATATTACCGCGACATATCTTCTATGAGAAGGTTGTTACAGGTGGAGGTCATATGTATCAAGAGGGTTCGATAATAGTACGATTCAAGCATGCGCCCGGTATGAAATTCGAGTGTCAATTACGAGTTTGCGATGGTGCATACATTAAATCAGCTCCCGATTTGATCATGTTTATTTTACCGAAAGGTCCGGATTTGAGGGATCTCACTCGACTGTTCCCATTGACAGTTGTTAAAGGCGTCAATATTCCCGTGAAGCATATATACAAGTTGAGAGACTTGGATACACGGGCTGTTGATGTTAATGCAATCGTTGGTAAGTTTACGGTTGCAGGCGCTCCAGAATTCATTGGATTGACGTGCCCTGACCACAAGACTAATTATGGTCAATGCACTTCCGTGTATGTTTCAACAACACACCCGTTTTGTATAGTTGGATTGCACATAGGGAGTTATGACGATGATGCGAAGGACAGTGGAACGGGTGCATACATGCTTACAGTTGATGATCTCCAACAGGCAGAGTTTCCGCCGAGTCGCTTGACATTGAAGCCAGCAATATCGAATGGAATACCAAAGACCCAGTTCGGCGTCGAGCTAATTAGTAAGAACGAAGCACACCCAGAATCATATTTTGCAAAGATGGATGAGGACGAAGAGATAACGTTTCTTGGTAGTACGAGAGTGCGACCATCAGAAACGTCTCGAGTCCAAAAATCGATGTTATCAGATGATGTGGCTAAAATTTGTGGTATGCCTAATGTCTGGCAGAGACCTAACATGAAGCCTCCCTGGAAACAATATAACAAGGCTTTTGCGTTAATAGGATCACCTACGAAAGAGTTTCCAGTTTCGGCGCTTGAAAGAGCTGCCGCTGATTATTTTGACCCATTGATAGAGATTGCCAAAACGACTAATGCAAAGACACCAATTGCACCGTTGTCACTTCAGGAAGCGCTAATGGGGCTTCCAGGGGAAAGATTCATGGAAGGTGTAAACATCAAGACGGGCATCGGTAGACCGTTGTCTGGACCGAAGGAGAACTACTTAGACATTGAGCGAGGATCACAAAATGAGATAATATCAATCAAAATGGTACCAGAGTTGCAGAGTGAATATGATAGACTTATGGAATGTTACAAGAGCAACAAGAGAGGGTATCCAATTTTTGGTGGATGTCTTAAAGATGAGGCAGTAGCTCGCGGCAGTGATAAAGTAAGAGTCTTCACAGCAGGACCATTTGCTTACGGTTTGATTATGCGGAAGTACTTTCTTCCAATAGTTCGCTTGTTGTGCACCAACCCGCTTGTGTCCGAGTCTGCAGTTGGCATAAATCCGCTTAGTTCTGAATGGCAAGATTTAATGCAACATGCGTTTACGCATGCAGATACGGACTCAGATGGGACATGGAAAAAGATATGTTATGTATTTGGTTGGGATTATTCGAAATTCGACTTGCGCATGTCATCGCAAATTACTACTGCTGTGTATTGTGGTTTCATTGATATCGCGCGTGTGTGTAATTATTCCGATGAAGACATTGCAGTCATGACCACATTGGTGCAGGATAGCATACAACCTGTCATTGACGCCAACGGGAACTTGTTCATGGCACACAACATGAATGTGTCTGGTGGGACACTAACTGTATACGTGAACAACACTGGTAACGCCCTTTACGATAGATTGGGATTTTTCCATACTTACCCATGCGAAACAAGCTTTAGGAAGTGTGTTAAGAGTATTAAATACGGTGACGATAATATTGGATCCGTGAAGAAGACTCACGCGCAATTCAACTTCACCACTCAGAAAGCCTTCTTGGCCCAATATGATGTGAAGATTACGAAGCCAGACAAGTCGGACGAGGTCACACCATTTTTGCGGAAAGAGGAAGCAGATTTCCTCAAAAGGCGCTCCAATTACATACCGGAGATTGACAGAGACCTTGGCGCACTCTCAATTGAGTCAATCTTCAAGCCTTTCCACATGAATGTGGAGAGCAAAACCGCGTCACGCGAGAGCGTGGCGCAATCCGTGTTTGCTACTGCAGCACACGAACTTTTCGCTCATGGTCGCGAAGTGTTCGAGACTCGTATCGGTGAATTGAAACGAGTGGCACAACAAAATGGAGTATTCGCTCCAGCCCTTGACATGTCTTTCGATGAACGTGTTCAAAAGTGGCTTAAAGACCAAACATAATCGACGCCCCAATCCTAGGTTAGATTGGGATTAACCCTCCTGTAAATAATTACCGTCCTTCGCAACGTCCGGAAACAATAGACCGCGATCGTACTGTAGGTGACAGTCAAAATCACTTAGTGTCGGATGACACGAAAATGCATATAAATAAAGAAAACATAAAACCTACAAAAAATACAAAATTAGCGAAAAACAGAAAAAGAAAAGTGGAAAATTATTACATATCCACTCCAGCCATACCAGAGGCTGACGACGAAACAAATATTGAACAGGAGTCAACTGAGCAGAACATCATTTTTACCGAAGAGAATCCGGGAGAAGAAAACGTTATACCATCTGTCATGGATCCGATACGGGACGTGCCTATGTCTCAGGATGCCACACTGGCCGAATTTTTCAAGAGACCAGTTTTAATACAGGACTTAACATGGAATGATGGAGATTCGCTCTTCAGCATTTTCAATCCATGGGACCTGTTTATGTCTAACAAGAGGGTCTCTAACAGGATTGCCAATTTCAAGCTTGGAAAAGGAACACTGTGTGTGAAATTAGTGCTCAATGGTACGCCATTTCATTATGGCACAGGTATCATGGAGTACAATCCTTTACCATTTACAGACAATTTGACTAAACGACGGCAGAACAATGACTACGATTTGATCAGTGCGTCACAGCGACCACACATTTATTTTGTACCTACCACATGCCAAGGAGGGTGTTTACGCCTTCCATTCTTTTGGCCTGAAAATGTGTGGGACATGTCTCGAGAAGATTGGGG